CTTATTGGCTATTAAGCCATCTGACTTATAGCCATGTGAGGTGCGGTAATTTTTTACCACGGTAATTTTTTTCCCTTGGTAATTTTTTACCACGATCTCGTAGATGTCCTTGCCCTTGAACCCGTTGGCACGGCGTGTTGAGGTACGGGATAGGAAGCCAGCCTCTTCCAAGGCTTTGAGGGCTGATCTGACGGTTTTGTCAGAGGATTTGCCAGTCAGTGCACACAAATCGGCTACCGAGGTCTTAAAACGGCCTTCAGAGCCCGATTTGAGGCAGAGAATGGCTAAGAGTCGGAACTGAAAATCAGTCAGATCGGCTGAATAGGCTTCTAGAGGGATTTCCACGGGCGCAGACTACTCCTCGAAGGGGTCGATGTCCTTCAAACGATCCAGGTTCTCCCCTATGACCTGGTTCAATGCCTCTAAGATTGTCGCAGTTAGATAGAGCGACATCTTCTCCACGAAGTCCTGCATGGTGTCCATCATGTCCGAGAACAATTCCGACGCTGCTCCTGAGTCGCTGTAGTCGATCTCAATAGGATCAATGCCGTCTGTGATGTCCCACGTCTCTAAGCCGTAATCCTCAACCGAATGCAAGACCATGTGGCATTCAATCCCGTCATCCCAGACAATCGCCAGTACATCGTCATGACTTACTTGGCGAAGTATTTCTTTGATGGGGTCTGAGCATACGGTTACTTGGTTATCGTTAAACGACTGGACCTGAACATTGTCCCCAACATCAGGGATAAAGCAATGGAACGATGCGTTCTTGTCTTGGCAGGATTGGATAACGCTTTCAAAGAAAATCTCATCTCCCGTTACTGGGAACCAGACTTTTGCTTTGGGGTATTTATCTAATAGTTGTTTGAGTCCTTTAGAGACATCGACATCCTGCATTGATATGACGATGATCTTGTTCATTAACGACCTCGTGGCAATCCGCTAATTACCACAGGCTTGTTTATGTATTTGCTGATAGCGATAGATGCAAAGGTCACTGCAGGAACTGTGACGATTAAACTTTTGGTCACATGAGTCTGAGAAAACATGGCGCCAAAACTTAGTGGCAAAGTCAGATATTTATTCAGTGTCTCTTTACCAAAGAAAGAAAACGTAATAAGATCAAAAACTTCCACCACGTATGTGACGGCTAAAGAGGATAGGAAGGCGGTTATTAGTAGGTCAGTCATGACCCAGAGCCTACACCTGCAAGTTGTTAGATTCCACTCCTGCAGAAGTCCGTACACGCCAGAAGGAGTTCTCAGGCACCCAATCCTTAAGGGTGTTTACCAAGCGTGCTATCTTTGCCGCTTTGCTGTAGTACAGGTCTGTTGCCGAGTTATTGGCTGTTCCTGTCCACACGGCGCCAAAGATTGCTGGCAGTGAACCGTCAAAGTATTCAGTAGCAAATGGGGCTCGCTCAAATTGGACGCAGTCTAGGTAGAAGGTTCCTGCGCCACCTGAGAATGAAACCGTGTAGTACGCAACGTTAGGTTCTCCAACCGCATCTACCAAATCTGTGGCAGTAATCTTTGTCCACGATGACGATGCTGGGAATGGTCCGTAGGTGTCTGTGTGACCTGTTGGGGTCATAGACTGGTCGTACCCTGTAAAGGTTACCGATATATTTGCTGAGTTCTTAACAAGAGCGGAGAGCGTATGGTACAGACCTTGTTGCAACGGAATAATATTTGAAGTAAATGACCACGAACCTGTTGCCACAATCTTAGCGCTGTGTAAACCAGAGTAGGACAGTGTAGAGACGCTTGTATCCTGAGTTACTGTAGCCGACCCCGTCTTTGTCCAACCGTCAGTAACATTTGTTTCAAAGGATGGGTTGTTTATGTAGTTAGTTTTATTTGCATTTAAGTAGATGTCGATTGCACGTGCTTCACTGTAAGTAGTCGACGATCCTTGCTGGAGACATACCATATCAACGTAGAACACTCCTGCGGCAGAGAACTTAAAGGTAATTCCTGCATATGCTGCAGTTGTCTCCGTGTTAACTGAGTATCCTGTATCGCCAGATGATGTAGTTCCATTGTATGAACTAGATACGGTAAATGTGTTAGACGTTGTGCTCGTTATCGTCACACCGCTAGTAGTGGTGTTTGCACCTGATGCACTGAACCCTGAAACGATCACAGTCGCACCTACCGCATATGTGTGTGCCAAAGAAGTTGTGTACACAGTCGAGGAGCCGTTTCCTACCGCACCTGTCAACGCTTGGCTCTCATGCTTAGGTGGTCGTGCTGAGAGTGTTACAGACTTCCACGTATTGTTAGCAGAAACTGCAGTTCCTGTAACGGCCGTTCCTATGATATTTCCTGAACGATCGTAAAAAGTTAACTGAGGGGTTACGGTTCCTGCACTGGCAGGAGACTTTACTAAAGCAGAAAGTGTGTGGGTAATTCCTGGTGTGACAGGAACGCCTCGTGTAATTGGGGAGGAAGTACCTAAAGTAATAGAACTAGATGAGGTAGTCGTGGTTACTTTACCTGTGTAGGTCTCATCAATAGCAGTTGATACAGTCATCGGAGTAGCCGCTGTATCGGTAGAGGTCACAATGGTTGCGCCCGTTGCTGTCCAGTTTCCAATGCTGTTGTAGAACGTTGAGTCTTGGACAGTTAAGAGCAAGTTATTTGAAACAGTGACTGTTGGCGCATACCCAGTCAAGGCTTCTACATAAGTTCCCAAGCCCTTGGCTGTTCCCTTGTGTGTATACATGTAAATTGCTTCACGGATCAAAGACTTCTGGTTTTTAAGAGGAAGAGAAGGCTCTGGTAATAATCCTCTATGCGCTTGTTCTAATGGAATCAGGGCTGCAGGAGTTGAGATGAGGGTGTGGTCTGGATTCAGTAAGTCAATGTATGTAAGGAACTCATCTACCGTAAAAGATAGTCCACTCGTAAAAGAATAGAGATCAGAGGTCGTTGATGGTTCGGCAAGAGGGCTTTGCTCTTCAGTAGTAAAAACTCGTGGCAATGTATTGATGAAGTTTGCTTGACTGCCATGGTCTGAAGGAACGATTCCTCCAACTTTGCCAGCCTGAACCCACACCTTGCTGGCTGTGACGAACAAGAACATGGTGTAGTAAATAGGCTTACCTGGAACAATCGCTGTTCCTACAGATGAGTTTATTCCATCGTTGAGTAAGGTGTCTGGAATGGTGGTTGAAGTAACATCGTAAACAATCACACCATCTTCAGCGTGTTCTGAATAACTGTTTTGGTTACGAACAAGCCGTACACGAGAAAAGTCTCCTGAAGCAATTTGCCATGAAACAAGTGTCTGTTGGTAGTCAAGTACGACAAGGCTCATCGGCTCTACCGAATACGAGAGACGAGGAGTTGCTCCGTACTTCGATAGTCCGTAAGTGGAACTACCGTAATTTGACACTTATGCTCCAATAAGTAAGAGAGGATTCACAGGAGTTTCTACTACAGCCCATGACGCAGCAGTTCCGTCATTGGTTAAATACTTGCCAGCATTTCCTGAAAAAGAAGGCAATGCGTTAAATGTTGACCAAGAGAAGTCGTAGTCAGAACCAGAATTCTTTGTCAATACTTGGCCTGTTGTTCCACCTGCAGGTATGTTTTCTGAAAGTAAAGTATTTAGGCCATACTCAATGTTATTAAGTCGATCCTTCAAGGTAGACCAGTTAGTGGTTAAGCGGTCAAAAGAACCAACCCATCCAGAACTAACAGTGATGGATGTTCCGAGAGTTCCTTCAATGGCTGTTACTTCGCCCTGAAGATCGTTGACGTGACCTGCCAAAATGGTGTCACTAAAATCGACCTTAGTGGTAAAGTCGTTCTTAATCGACGAGGGATAATAAGCCACGGAACTTCCTTTCTAATCTACTACGGTATTTTCTCTGGTTTGCCCACCATTTACTGCCTGAACTCTTAGGCTACCTGCGTCACCGTAACAATCAGGCTGGGTACTGATGGTCCTGGGCTTGCTGTAGATGCTTCTACTTTGATCTGGCTATTATCAGCCGCCCACATAAGTCTGCAGTATTGGGCCGCCTGTAAATAAACTAAAAAGTTCCACGAAGCAACCACGTAGGGGCTGTTGTTATTTACAGTTACTTTTGTGTTTGACTGAGGAACTGTCGTTCCATTTTGATCTAACCAAATTTGTGCTGTGGTTCCGTTTCCTCCACCAGAAAGGCCATGCAACTGAGCAGAGAACTGAACATTGTACAGACCATCAAAGTCAACAGTAATTTTTGATCCACCAACAACTCTTACCCCATTAGAGTAATCCGTCTTTCCCAGTTTCATCGCTGTAGCCGTGTTTGCTGAGGTTACGCTTTGGGTAGTCTCATCATGGAATGCCCCATAAGAAAACAACCCCGATACAGGAGTAATCCCTGATCCACCCGTTGTTGCACTGCCAAATGTTCCGATCCACAAGGGGTACTCAGGATCTCCACCCTGGTAACAGATAAACACTCCTTGACCAATCGCAGGAGGTTTAGAAGAGGGCACGATGGGCCAAGCCCAATCCGTTGTTTCTGACCCCGTTACTTGTGGAACTTGTACCGCAACACGGTGAAGGTTTTGAGGATCTTTGATGTTTTTTACGATTCCACGGTAAACGCCGTAGTATCGCTTTATCTCATCCCCTTCAAGGTAATTCATTAAGCAGAACCTACAGTCACATTAGCCTCTTGGAATCGGAAGATTTCATTGGCAGCACCTGTGAGAGTATTAAGACCAGAGTTACCTAGTCGTCCCATAGCGGTAACTCGAACTGTCTTAATTCCTGCCACTGCTTGGTTGAGAGAATACTCAATATCTTGTGGGTAGATAGTGTCTTGGAATGTCATTCCTGTGTAACCAAACACAGACAAGAGAACCTTCTTTAGTGAGGTTTCAACTTCCGCAGTTGTGTACTGAGGGAGTTTGATATATGCCAAAGAAATTGAGCAGTCAACATAGGTTGGAGGTTGAACCGATACGGTTGTTCCAATCAGTACCTTATCTGCCAAGTAATTAGACACAGAAGATTGAAGAGACAAGAACTCGTTTGAAGGAGTGCTGTCATCGTTTAACCCTGGCTGCAGATCGGTTTGGATTGCGTTACGACTTGGTGCGATGTACAGAGTAACTGATGTCCATACAGATGCAGTAGCGTTTGCTTTACCCATGCCAGGAACAGTCATAGCAAGATCTGCAAAGTCCTTGAGAGTAACTGCTCGGTTAGACGCACGCAGTGTTGCTGGTGCAGACTGACGAATCTGTTCATTAGACTCAGGATCAGACCCACCAATTCCTGAGGTATGAGAGATGATGGTGATAGTCGACTGTAGAGCAGTTGTCTGAGACTCAGATAATGTAGGGACGTAAGAAAGCGTGTCTAGTACTAAAGGTGCTGTCGAACCATCTCCAGCAGGAATGCTTCCAATGACTCCACCACCAACCGTGTAGGTTGCTCGTATGTTTGAACCAATAGTTGGAATAGCACCAGAAATTCCATCACCAAAATTTACATAAACAATATTGTTTTCATCGATGTAAATGTTGTAGACGAGGTCTGCTGGACCATAATCAAGAAGATGCTGAACTTGTGTCCACTTAGAATAGACGTCTCCATCTTGTACATACACAGATACGCTTCCGTCTACAACAGGTGTCTCGTTTAATGCAAAGGACATGTTAGGCCCACCCGAAGATGTTCCGATCAGTTCTCCATACAAAGGGTCTGCATCAGAGTTTATGATCGTAATACTTCTTCCTTCGGTGGCTCCTATAGAGTAGGAACTTCCTGCTGGAACAGTGGCATCGGCAACCGTAGTAAAGTAAACGCTCTGAACAGCATCTGCTGTTGATACCTGACCTGAAACAATTGTTCCTGCTGTCAGGGTGATGTCACTAGTAGAGGAGTTTTGGAAGGTGACGCTTGTGTACGCTTGACGGTAACTTGCTGGGATGTATCCGTATGTTTGAGCGATATTCAAGATGCTTCGACGCTGTGTTGCCGTAGCGATAGAGTTCTCGTTGGCATTACGATCGATGTAGTAGTTAATCAAGTCACCCAAGTAAGCAAATGCCTCTACAAGGGCAACACCAAAGTCTGCTGGGTCGCTGGCAGTCCAGTTAGGGATACGGGACTGAATACGAGCAATAAGTTGGTCACGGAGCGTGTAGAAGTCTCGCCCCGTGTAATCGACGGATACGGGAATGTTGGATACTGGGGTTATGCTCATAGCAACTCCTGATAAAGTGGGTTAGTTCCGTCAATTTTTACCAAACCAAGATTAGTCGTAACTGTTTGGTTATTAGGTAAATCATAAGTGATGTTGACATCCAAGATATTGGTGTATTCGTCAAGGGTGCTATCGACACTCTGTAGTCGTAGAAGACTTAGTTGTTCGTTAAACGCTTTAGTTACTTCAATACGGATTTCTGTAGCAGCGTTATCTGTATCTTCAAATAGAGAAAAAGGTATGACCGTTCCAAAGGCTGGTCGCATCACTCTTTCACGCAAAGATGTGCCGATAACTGATAGGACTTTGTCAGACCAAATCTTTTCCTGCGTCTGAGTTGACCCGACTTTTCCATAAGGATCGATCTTAAAAGGTAAAGAGATAGAAACTTCTTGCATTAGTTAACCCCCACCCATTTTCTTGGCGTCGTCTTTAATCCGCTATTAGTCTCTATGATCAGGCTTTCTTTAGCAGATATTCTAAAGGTCGTTGGCTTCTTTGGTGTGTCCGAAGTTGTATTGACTGTCGGCACAAGACCTGCAGTAACTGGGCGTGTTGCTGATGGCTTATTTGCCCCAAGTCCATCGGTAAGGCAAGTAAAGTCAACGGTGTAGCGTCCGTCGTAATGAATGGTGTGAGTAGCAGATTTGATTACCCAGAATCCGTCTGTTAGGTCCCCAGTTCCACGAACTTCGATAGTGGCCCACGGAGAAATTCGAGGGTCTCCTTGACCAGAACCTTTTCCAGGTATGGACAAGCGAGAGAGTTGGGCTTTTCCATCAGCAAGTGCTTTGGCTACTGATTCACTACCTGACACAACCGATGTTTCAACAGCAGAAAATAGAGGGTCTTTTGTCTTCTTTCGCAAATTCTTACCAACAGAGTTTGGTGAGGATACTGCTTGGTAGAACTTGCCCGTCACAGGGTCGACTCCCGAAACCACCTTTGTACTTCTGGTGTGAGTATTGGTTTCAATAAAATCTCCGATGTCAGATTCAAAGATGCTGAGAGTTTGAGTAGAGAAGTGGCTCTGTGGGTTTGTAAATGGGTCTAAAAAGGCCATTACTGGAATGGTAGTCATAAACTGATCAATCATCTTATCGATGGGATGAAAGTGAAGTTCTGCTCCGATTACTTGAAGGCCAAATCCTTGTTTGTTGGCAAGTTCTCGTAACTTTTCCCAAACGCTGTGGCCTGATAATGAGATTTGGCTATATCGTGTGGGAGAAGGGGTAACCACAGGAGCAAGTTTGTATTTTTGTGCTAGTTCTTTTACTACTTCTGAGATTGTTGCATTTTTCCAAATCTTAGAGTGCTTATCTTTCATAAGGTAAGACGCACTGACACATACTACCTTTACTGAACGCTCCATCTGTTGAGCAGTGTAAGGAGTGGCGTGTACGGCATAGCCAATGAAGGTTCTTGTAACCTTGTCATTCTGCCATGTTATCTGTACAGGAACTCCTGTGTTTAATGCCTTAAGAATGAATGGGCTAACCTGCTGGTAGTACAGTTCAACAATGTCATGGTGGCCCATGGCTTGTGTAAGCGTCACATACCGTGGAGAACGGGTAAATCCTGGGAAGTCAGGAAACAAAACGGTGAACTTATTGCCATGTATATTTTGGCGTTCTGGATCACGCATTTGGAATCCTGATCTGTGTTCCAGGCGCAATGCTGAGGACATCGTTTATCTCTGGATTAATGTCCATAATCTGCCACCAGAACTGAGGTTCTCCTAAAAACTTGTTGGCAAGGTTGTCTAGTCTGTCTCCTTGTACCCATTCGTACATAAAATAACTGATGTAGTAACTTGGCCATTTACGAAACACAGTTTGGTGGTATTCAGACTTGCGGGAATCCCATGCCTTAAAGATTGTTCCGTCTGCATATCGGCTATCTAAAAAGATCATTTAGTTCTCCTTACTTCAGTGCCTGTGAGGTAGCAGTTGCTGCCGAAGATGCAGCACCAGTCAAGTCAAAGGCTGTATTAGCGTTAGCAGTCTGGAACATTTCTGGTCCGTCAAAGTAACGAGTACAGGTAACGTTTACAGTAGTAAGAAGAGGAACCATGCGTTCATTAAAGATCATGTGCTGAACATCAAGGGCAGACACACGAACCAAATAGCGAAGCCCATCACCCAAGTGAAGTTCAACAGGCATTGGCTGTAGCCAACCTTTATCTGCTGTGACATCGCCCAGCATCGTTGAATGGTATTGAGCAGAATATCCGCCAGTTGCTCGGAACAGGTACTCAAGGTCATACATAGTTCCACGTTTGTAAATCATTTGAAGTTCTTTAGCAGCGGGCTCTGTCGTTCCTGGGTATGGGTTTACACCCGCAATCAACCCCTGAGAGTTTAAGTAAGCCATATCACCCATACGATTTAACATAAGAGAAAATGTCACAGCACTCTTCATAAGTCCAACGCTGATAGCAGATGCTTTATCTTGTCCTGTAGCCTCAAATTGAGGAGAAAATTGCTCAACAATTCCCCACGCCATACTGATAGAGGTTGGGTTGTACAAGAACTTAAATCCATACATTTGAGAATCAACAACAGTGCTGCCTTTACTGTTTGTTGGAGTTGGGGCCAAATCAGCAAATGTACGGCTCATCTGAATGACGCCTTTTGCTCCTTTGTTTTCTCCCCAGTTTGTTTTTGCGTCTTGAATTTTTCCTGGATCAGTGATGAGTTGATCAAATCCCGCAGAATCAACTTGAATGCCTCTTTTTAGGTAGGCAGAACTAACCATAGGTGCGTTGTACTGGTAAATAGCCTTACCTTTATCGCCTTTATCGGGCTTAGGGGTTCCTAATCCTGGTGCGTTATTTGTTTTTGTTGTAACAGTTTGTCCTTTATTAATTTTATCAATAAGGTTGTTGTAACTAGAGACAACTTTGTCTAACTGAGCCTGAGCATCTGCTTGCTTTTTTGTGTGTTCTGCAATTGTTTTAGGGATTTGATTAAGAAGAGTTTCGTACTTAAGAATATCTGCTACTGACTGTCCTGTGGGTGGATTGACTGCTTGAGCAGCCTTAAGAGCAGCGGCATAGGTAGCCTTGTCTTTGTCGGCTTGTTTTAAAGTGTTAGTCTCAAGGTCAACCCTTGCTTGTGCTTGCTGAACAGAGGTCAGTTGTGAACTAACTAGATAAGTGTTGAGGTTTGAGATTCCTGGAACTACTGAAATTTCTTGCTTTGGTCGAAATGCGTAATTTGGGTTATATCCTGAAGACATTATTTACTTCCCATCTGTGCATGTCGTGTAGAACTATCGATAAGGCTCTTAACTCTATTGGCAACTCTGAGGAGTTCTTCATCATTGCCATTTTGAAGGGTAATCGGCATGTTAAAGGTGTTGTTGACAGAACCACCAGATGAAGGCATTGAAGCGCCGTAACCTACGGAGCCTCCACCCTTTGCGGCAGGGATGTGTGTTCCCCAAGGAGAAGAATTTACTGCAGAAAGAACTGCCTGAGTATCTTTACCACTCTTTAGTGCGTTTAAGATGTTTCCATAACGGCCATTATTAAGAGTATCAATTGTGGCTTGGTAGCCCTGACTCCACGAGGAATATGACTTAACTCCTACGGAGTTCATGTTTGTAGCGCCTTTTTCAGGCTGTGTGGTATTGAGTGGGTTGTAGTTAGCGGTGTTCTTCCAGTGGCCGCCTTCATACGCTGCCCAAGTAGTGAGGGCCGCAACATTTTGTGGAGTAGTAGGGTCTCCTAGTTTCTTGAGCAAGGTTGTTGCCCAAGACTTCTGACTTCCTGTTCCAAGGATCACGCCTCGTGTTACCTGAGCACCGCCAGAAACATTAGGAGACAAAACAGATGCACCACCCATTAACTGAGCAGGATCGACAGGGTTATTCTTTCCCTTACGAACTTCAAAGTGAAGGTGTGGTCCATCAACGTTACCTGTGGCACCCGACTTACCAATAACCTGTCCAGAATTAACGTGGTCTCCGACATTTACAGACTTACTGCTTAAGTGGCCATAAATAGTTTGGTAACCATTTCCATGGTCAATCTGTACGTAAGTTCCATAGTCACTACTGAGATGCTCATCAATCACTGTTCCTGACATAACTGCTTCGACAGGAGTTCCTACTGGAACTGCATAGTCCTGACCCTTGTGAGTATTGTTTGACCCACTCCAGATTGATCCTTTAGCGCCATATCCTGTTGTTGGGGCGGCTCCTGGTATAGGTGACTGGACCGATCCTCCACCTTTAGCGCCAAAAGAAGCACCAAATCCAACGCTTGCTCCTCCAGAGCCAAAGAATCCTGCAAGACCACCAATGATTGCGCCACCAACTTCTCCAATACCAAGTTCTCCAAGAACAGGTATGCCCGCACCAATAAGTGCGCCTGTTCCAGCGCCCGCTAGTGTTCCACCTGCACGGGTTTCTTTCTTTGTAGCGTGAAGTGCTTTGCCTATCATCTTTGCGCCCTTGCCCATGACATAGCCCGCACCACCAGCAACAACAGCGCCGCCCGCAACAGCACCGACAGTTCCTAAAGCACCCATTCCTCCAGAACCAACTTCTTCAACACTTGTTGCTGCTTTACCCATTTTTCCAAACATCTTTAAAGCACTCTTGCCAAGCATGTAGTTAGAGATTCCTGAAGTAATTCCTCCAGTAGCAATTCCTAATGCTCCGTTAGTTCCACCATTAAATCCTTGAAGAGCGCCCTTGAGTTGGAAGAATGCATCAGGTAGTCCCTCTAAAGACTTATTGAGAGAACTAACGGCAGATGCAGCATCGGCAAAACCCTTGAGCATAGGTGCTTCGGCCCGCTGGATTAGGTCTGTCTGTGATGCAGTGATCTGTTGTGCAGGAGCCAAAGGATTTGCAGAGCCACTTTGCGAAGCCAGATCAGGATTTTGTCCTGAGGCAATCATCTTAAATTGTTGGGCGAGGATGCTCTGTTGTTCTTGTGAGAAGCCCATAGTAGAAAGGTTTGCGCCAGCCATACCGTATTGCAAAGACATTTGAACATCTTTTGCTGATGCTCCCTTTTGGAACATACGGTTGTACAACTGTTTGGCAATAGTTGCTTGACTGACAGGATTGCCTTGAGCATCAAACTGAGAAATTCCATACTGATAAAGATTTGCGCCCATCGGCCCTGTCTGGAATCCACCGATTGCTTGAGCAGCCGTAGCGTTATTCATGTTGAGATAACGAGCCGCTCCACCGATTTCTCCCATTGTCTGTTGGTAAGCAGCGCTTCCAGGAGCGTAGTTGTACCCCTGAACAAGCATGGCTGCTGCTGCTGCGTCGTCTCCTACACCAGAAACACCACGACCAAATCGACCATTAAGCGAGGCAACGGTAGAGGTTTGAAGAGCAGTTCGGCTCATGCCTCCAGCAATAGACGCACCATAGAATCCTGCTGCACGAGATGCAACGGTTCCAAGATCAGGAAACATGGCATAGCCAGCGCCCACAAGTCCTGCGACTCCTTGAGCCATTCCTCCATACATGCTGAACTTCGCCATTGTCGGAGTCATGCCCGTCATGCGGTACATCTGACGAGCCTCTCGCTGAGCAGCAGACAGAGGCATAGCATCAGCGAGTTTGTTGCCCTTTGAGGCTCCTGTGTCAGGGATTTCCGCATCGTTAGTATTGAATAACGAGTTTCCCTTGCCTAAGCCATTTGAACTGTTCTTAATGCTTTTAAGAGAGTTGACAGCAGAAGGAGCAGTAGTAGAAATTTGCTGAATCGTCTTGAGGACGTCATCAAGTTCTTTCTTGAATGACTTCATTCCAGAAGTCATATCTTTAATTCCAGTAATGGGATTAAATGCCACTTGAACTACTCCTTTCTGCTTGAGCCTTGGCTAGGTTTAGCCAATTCTTTCGTTCTCTAGGGGTTAGTTCTTTGATTTCATTCAAAGACCAACCGTCGTGCAACTGCGTGAGTGCCGCCCATTCCGCAAATAACTGAACATACGTTGCTATATTAAAACTGAAACAACGTACCCAAGTTAATGGGAACAGATACCTCACCCTCACAGTCAGGACATGTAACAGTAATGTTTTCAAATTGTGGACCTGGATTACGGTTACTTATCTCTTCTACAATCTTCTTGCGGTCAACGATGCTGAGGTTCTGGACCTGCAACTTGCTGTACACAGGAGTATCACCAATCTTTACGACGGTGTTACCTAGCATTAGCGTGTTCAGTTCAGCAACACTCTTATCTGCATTATTGATCAATTCTTTTTGAGTGACACCTGTAGGAAGTTGGACCACAATCTCTCCTGCCTTACCTTTGACGGTAAATGCACGGTCATTAATTGGGTCTGCAAGCATCTTGATTTTGATGTCTGTATTTAGGTCTACCTGAATTTCCTTGATGTCATTGCATCCTGAGCAGTATGAAGAGATATTTGGAGTAGATCCAAAGGTTGTCTTCAAAATACCCAAGAGAAGAGCATCACGGTCTCCAGACAACATGTTGTCTAGAATCTTTTCTGTTGCAGGCTCTCCACCAACGCTTACGACGCCACGCTGAAGAATGATCATCAGTGCTTTGCCAATGTTGTTGGTCTTAGAGATAGCCTCTTCATCTTTTCCAGTCAGTTCTCGAACTTCTGCTGTACGGATGACCTCCCCAGCGGCATTGATATAGCCGCCAGGAAGTTCAACCGTATTATCCAAAGGAAGAGAAATATCAGGATTAATTTCTGGTAGTTCTTCTTCACTGATAGCCTTCTGAAGGAGATTATTCGCCAATGCGGGATTAGCCGCTGCACTAATTGTGTTAGTCATGTTAGTCCTTTGTTAGATTATGCTGGGAATGGTATTGCTGGCTGTGTCTGTGGACTTAGATCTTTTGCCCAGTTGATGTCAAAGCCTTCGTGGACAAGTGTCATTTGCTCTACGAAGAGGGCATTGTCACCAGCGTTGAGGTCTGAGTAAGCAACTGATGTTGGCCAGCAGTTATACACACGGAAGCGCATAGCGGTGTGATCCGATGCTGAAGGTGTGTTATCTGCTGGGTTTGTTGTTGGGATAGGATGTGAAAGTACCTGGATCTCTAGATCGCAACGGAAGTTTTCGTTCGCTGCACGAGTTGATCCTCCACCCTGAACTGTTGCGAAGAGGTTACGCATCCAGTCCCAGTTCTGACTAGTTCCGAGAACAACACCACGCTGCAATGTGATTGGAGCAAATGTTGTTTGTCCTGGAATCTGGTGAACTGTGGTGTTGTATCCACCTTCACGGTAAGGGATAGAGTCTGTTGTTACAGCCATTCCTGACACAGAAGTAAATCCAACAGTGATGTTGTTAGAGACTCCTGTTGCAAGAGCCTGGGTTGCAGCGCTTGTAGGCGCTCCATTCTGGCTTGCAAGGGGGATGAAGGTAACTAAGAATCTAAAGTTACGTAATGGATCGGTCGCAAGGTTTGACCGATTATTGATAATTGTAGCCATTTATCTCTTTCTCCTTCGGATTAGTTCACAGTCTTTTGACTGAGGTCGATGACAATGAACTCTGCTGGATATTGAAGAGCCACACCAACTTGAATGTGTACTTCTCCATTTTGGATTGTTGTTGCGGTGTTGTTTGTTGAGTCGCAGACAACATAGTATGCCTGTGCAGCAGTTGCTCCACGGAGGCCACCCTGGTTGCGGTAGTCGTTCAAGAATGAGCCGACAGCGCCATTGATGCGTGCCCATAGGCGCTCATCGTTGTTCTCGAAGATAGCAAATTCGGTCAAGTTCTTGAGTTGCTTCTTGACGTAGATCAAAGAGCGACGCATGTTGACGTACTTGTTTGCTGTTCCATCTTGCTTCAAGGTACGAGCACCCATAACAGCAAGGCCAGCGCCAGGAATCTGACGGATAGCGTTTACTGGAGCAGAACCAGAGTTGAGAGAATCAAGATCGGTTGATGAGAAGGTTGTCTCTACAGCGACAGCGCCCAAAATGGTGGCTGTGAGTCCTGCAGGGGCCTTGAATACTCCACGTGTTGCATCTGTGGTCAAGTAAAGACCAGCAACTGCACCTGATGGTCCAATGAGACGGAGTGCTGAAGAACTGCGTCCTACTGGATCAGAGATGTAGAGGTGTGGGTAGTACACGGCTGCATTGCTAGAAGAGTTAACTCCTGCTGCAGTCGAGAGAGCCTGTGCAACAGTCTCTGCTGCAGGTGTCTCAACGACGACAAATCCTTCATTGGATTCTGCCCATGAAATGGCTGCGTTGTAAACTTCAGCAACTCCAGAGTTTAGAGTGTCGTTGATGTTTGGCAAGAAGATAACAAGAGCACGGTTCAATGCAGAGAAGTCGTTAAAGACTGCGTTTGATCCACCCTTGTAAGCGGTGTAGTCTGTTGATGTAACAGTGGTTCCATCGCTGCCGCTTGTAAGAGGGTAGACGGTAGAGACTGGAGTTCCGCTTGCAGTCGCACTGATGCGAATGTTTGATGAAACAGCGTTAATGACAGTTCCTGCATAATCGCTTGAGGTGCTGTCCGCAAAGACAATGTTCTCATAGCGCTCAAGAAGAACGTCATTGGTGATGTCTGAACCAGTTCCTGGAACGCCTTCTTTGTACACAGAGAGTGTGTAGGTAGATGAGACAGTTCCTGTAGTGATTGCTACACGCAAGTTGTTTCCGTCAGCGCCTGCATTGAGAGCAGTAACAGTAGCAACTGAGGTGCTTCCTGATGTAAGGATGTTTACAGTAGCGGCTGCTGCGTCTGCATGGAGTACACGCTTGACGAAGAGTTCACGACCGCCGTTGTTGAAGAATGATCCCACGCCAAATGTGGCTGGGTATGCAGAGTTATATCCACCAAAGTACTTGGTGAACTCTGACCATGAGGTAACACGAGTAACTGCTTCTGGTCCTTGTGCAAAAGGCGCAACGACGGCACCAGCAGCGTTAGCAGTGACACCTCCAGTAATTGGGGCTGGAAGTAGGCGTTCTGTAATGTAAACACCTGGACGGCTGTAAGCCATTTTTTCTCCTAACTAGTTGGGTAGAGGTTCCTTATTGTGCCGTGTTTGTAAACGAATCAATAGCAGTAAAGGGATAAGACGTACTTCCTTGTACGAACGGTCCTTCTGTGCCTGTTACATTTATTGTGAGGGCCTTGTAGAGTTGTTTGTATGTTTCTGGTGCTATCTCGCTAGAGACACGTACCGTGAAGGCATTTACGAATAAACGCTTTCCTTGTTCTGTAACGTCACGCTTGGCGACATCCAGAATATCTAAGCGACGGACTGTTCCGTCATCGGGCTGTAAGACACCAAAGCGGAACGGCAACTTGGTGTAGAGAAGTTGAGCCAAAATCTCACGGTCATGACGTGGCTGACGTGCATAACTGGTGATCTGATAATCAATCTGCACAGGAATAGGCATATGAATTTCCCAGTTTTGAGTCTCTGAATCGTAGGCGGTCTCACCGTCAGGTCCAAGAGTTGGATCGGCCATGTAGGAAGGCTTTACAATGCCACGCATGGCACGCTGAGCATCTTCAGCAATATCAATCATGTCGATAGTCATGTACGGGTATGACTGAGCACGAATTTCTTGGTCAGGTTGTCCAAAGTAAACTGATACATTGCGAGTGGCAGACCCCGTTGCATCCGACTTCTGATCAGTAACAGTTAAATTTTTAAGAAGGTCACGGATGGCCTTATCTTCAGAGAGAAGGAATGTCATAGTTCTGCTCCCAACCGCTTGACGAAGAATTGTTCTGCTTCTTTAGTTCTATTGCCAAAGCGTCGAACGGCAGCAGTAGGACTGAATCCTGGGGCGCCATACTCAAGGACATGAGCGTCTGCATGATGCTCAGGGTGTACATGAAGGTTAAATTCTTCTCCATTGTAGGAGACACGCATGTGGCGAATGATGTGCTCAGGCCATGCGCTCGCACGTGCCTGCTTGCGAAGATGGGAAGATAGAAGGCGAGTAGTGTCTACTGCGGCTCTATGAATGGCGTGGTGGATTTCTGCTGGGTTCACTTCTTGCCCTTTGAAGCAACTTTACCGCCGATGTAACCAGCGACTAACATTGCGACAATAGGCTGTTTTTCTTTAGGACGGAAACCGAACACACCACGAATAAACTCTTCACGTTCGTGTTGGTTTTCCATCTCAGCAACTTGCTTATACCAAGGCATCCAAGCCATCGTAAAACCCCTTTATCGCAACCTGTGGGAACAGTAGTCAGGAACCGCAGCGGTTACCTGATGCTCTAAGGATAAAGAAAAGGCCCTGATTTCTCAGGGCCAACTCTTACTTCTTTTCTTTTTTAATCTTCTTGGCTAGTGCCTTATCCATCTTCTCGTCTTCTGAGCGAGACGGCTTCTTCTTGTCCATCTTCTTGTCAGCCTTTTCAAAGGCCGCCTTCTGCTTTGGAGACATGCCCTTTGTTACTTTGGCATCTTGCTTTGCATCAGATTCGTTCTTCTTAGCCATTACTTTGCCTTCTTAATCTTGACTTTTTTGGATACTTCTGCGGCCTTCTTAGCCTTTAGCGCCTTGAAATCTACGCCTGTGATCTTGTCCTTATCGCCAGCAGCAGCGGCGATCTTCTTCTGCTTAGGAGAGAGTTCTTTAGCCATTACTTGCCTTTCTTTGTTGAAGGCTTCTTCTTGCAGGCGCCCTTGCAGTTAGGCTTAGAGCAGCCACATCCACATGATTTGCACATGTTACTTACCTTTCGATTGTTGGGACGCCCAGATGTTATCTACAGCGTTTGGGTATGGACGACCCGCCTTCTCAGCACGAGCCTTTGCCGCAGCCTTCTGACCAGCAGAGAGCGGAGTGGACTTCTTTTTGGGATTCTTCTTTTCCCATACTGGCTTACTTGCCATTCTTATTCCTTTTCGAGATAGCCGCAGCCTTCTTCTTTGCATCAGCCTTAGATGATGCGCCCCATGCTTGTAGTGATAAAAGGAGACGAGTAGGTTCGCCATTTGGCTTGTGCTCTGGTCCTGGAGCGTTACCCATGCGTGCGAGGAAAGATGCACGACGAGGATTGTCGCCCTTCTTTACAGGAGCCTTGATGTCGTGGCCTTGTGCTTTGAGAGATGCACGACCCTTGGCGTTAAGACCGCCCTTAGGATTCTTGCCTTCTTTGCGTTGCCATGCTGCTGATTCAGCCATTCTTCTTATGCCAATCTTTTGTAGCCTTGACGCCCTGAGCAACAGTCTTTGCTCCAGCCTTCTTGGTTAGGTTGATCTTGTCCCAAGGACCTTTGTTACCAGGATGATCGACAATGACATCACCCTTCTTGTTCTTCTTGACTGTATGGATTTCTCCATCAGCCTTAATCTTCTTAGCCATTCTTTTTTGCCGATTTCTTTACAGTAGGCATAGCAGGCTTATTCTCTGCTGCGTGTTTTTCTTTAAGCCGTGCCAGTTCCGCCTCGTGGTTCTTCTGCATTGCTTCGATCTCTAACTTCTGAGCAGTTGACTGTCTCTTAGACATAGCGGCAATACCTCCCCCATTGGGATACGGAACTGGTGCGGGCTTAAGTTTTGTAAACATTACTTCTTTTTTGCCTTGCGTGCTTCAGAAAGTGCAATGGCTACGGCTTGTTTCTTGGACTTTACTGCAGGTCCAGTTTTTGATCCAGAATGAAGTTTTCCTTCTTTGTATTCCTTCATTACCTTCTCTACCTTGCCTTTATTGACAGGTGCTGCCTTTTTAGCCATTTTTAGCCTTTCTTATTCAGCGTCTTCTTCGTCGTCCTCGTCATCGAGGTCGTCAAACTCATCATCAAAGTCTTCATCATCTAGATCTTCAGATGCTTCTTCTTCATCTGCTGCAAGATCTTCAAAGGTATCTTCTGCAGGAGTCTCTTCTACAGGTGCGTCTACTACAGCGTCTTCTGCTGGAGTTGTTGTCTCGTCGGTCATTGCTGTCCTTTCTATACTAGTTGAGTTTTTGCGGAGGTTGCAGAGGGCGTGGGTTGGCCTTACATTCTCCAGGGTGTCTGGTCCACCGCTAACTATAGGAACTACGTGGTCAATATGTAGGCCTAATTCCCACCCTTCTTTTCCTACTCTACGGGCAGCCTGCAGGTCGATTTGCTGATCGCACAGGTAACACACAGTCCCATATAAGTCTATTACTTGCGGTTCTGTGTAAGGAGTGTGCCCGTTCTTAAGTTTTAGTGCCCTACGCTTGCGAGAGGCAGCATTCATACGCTCTGGGTTGCTCTTGTTCCAAGATAGAGACGCTTCCCTAGTCTTTGTCCTGTTATTGTCCCTATATTTTTGATCGTACTTAGCACGTTGTCCAGGGTGTCTTTCTAAGTACCTAACATCCATAGACCTTTTCTTGTCAGGATGGGCCTTGTAGTACTTGCTTCTGTACTCGTTTCGTGCATCACGACACGGCTGGCATACTTCTGTTTTGTTCTTTACGTGGTGATTGTAACCGCCGTATGTTCCACAAAGTGGGATTTTATTCCTTGCCTTTTTAGTTGGCGTATTGCTGGAATTGACTGTCGTTGACAAGTTCTTCTCCATTTACCTGGTTACAGTCAATTGTGATGACAGCATAGTTGTTGGCATACCGACCTCTGGGAAGTACACGGGTAGGTACAAAGACTTCACCCTGGAATACTATACGATCTTTGATGTGGACGTTTGGATTGTCTAACATAGAGGGGATCAATCGCTGAATATCGTCTACAGAGATGACAAGACGCAAGGTATCAACGGTGTAAAAACCTCTTTCGTTGATTATGTTAGTACCACGAATTTGCTGAGCCATAATGACAGGCAATTTAAATGGGGTCTTCCAGATGCGGCCTTGACCGACAGTCTGGTTAGAGGTGTCGTAGATGTCATCTGTTACTAGGTCAGGGTGGGCATCAAGGTAGGCCTGATCCCACAGCCACCAATCGACTATGGAACCTACAGGGTCACGAAGTTCATCGACGATGCCCTCATTGATAGAGAGGTTCTCAAAGTCGATCTTAAAACGTCCCTGCACCTTGCTGCCACGCATACGGGAATTGTCCCGCACTGTTACTGAAAAGGAAGGCTATTCTCCTGTGTAGTTGGTCCAGAAGAGGTTGTAGTACTCAATGTCAAAGTTAAAGCGCTTCATGTGTTGGGCGATTGCTCCCGTGTGTGCGTGTACGGGTATGCCTGCCTCTTTAGCCTTACGGAAGAAGACGATGTCTTCGCTCACGTATTCTCGCCCTAGTCCTTCTTTCTCAGCAAAGAGAGACTCACCAGGGAATTGCTCACGCATCTTTTCTACAACAGATCGGTGCATGAGTACGAGGCCAAATCCTGCACAATCTACCTTGATCACTTCGTTGTCAGGAAGTGGGTGTATGTGCTGGATGGTGTGCTCATCAACGTCATTAAAGATAACAGGAAGCGGATACTTGAGAGTGCCCTCATCTTGCTTTGACACGAAGTAGATACCAGAGACGATAGGGCGGATGACGGGGTTGGCTGCCTCCCACAACTTGGCCAAGATGTCAGAGGTCAAGACGACATCGCTATCGACCCAGAGAATCCAATCGGTCTGTAGTTGGTCATACCATCCGTCAATCAAGACCTGACGCTGACGACCAATCTGGTTGCCATGTACTCGGACGCCGTGAGTAATATTGATGCCCAACTTAGGGGCTTCAAGAACGGTGTACAGCAAGCCCTGAGTGAATTTGCCATCAGTAGTTCCGCCATCGCACCATCCGATAGTCAGTGTGTCCTTCTTAGATGCCATTAGCGATACTCCTTTGGTTGACGAAACTTGTTCTTATATGAGTCAAAGAATTTAGTACGAATTTTACGAGCAACTTGATTTTGTTCCGTAAGGTCTTTTTGATTACCAAATTCCATCTTCCAAGACTCACGTCTAAAAGGGATTACCTGAGCCATGGGGGTTCCTGCAGGAATCAACCCCTCAAATGCCCAGTCGTTTAATACAAAGGGAAAGTTTACTGGAGCGGTGTAAGTATCTGTGTCTACTATGCCATCAAGAATGGTAAAGGGAGACTCTCGGTGCATAGGTTGCGTAAACAAGACTGAGTAACCTGGCTCTGTCTTAATTGACCAAGGGTTTATCCATTTAGGATAAGAACCATTATCAGGCATGACCTTACGGTCTGGGTGAGTGGGTGCCTGTGAAACGGGGTGAAATTGAATGGGGTCATATGAGGGCCACTCATAAAAGGGTTGAGTGAGGGGAAATTTTCGTCTCTTTATCTGTGCATCAGTTAAGAGTTTGGTTTTTCCAGTTTTTTCAAAATACTCTCTGTCCCCATACTCAATTTTCTTTTGAGATACGTAAACATCTGTGTAGGTGTAAAGGATGTAGCCACCAGTAATTGCATCAAAGACAGGCATACATCTTTTTATTGTTCCAGTAGTGCTGCCTCTACCGTCAGGTTTTTTGTCACCATTTACATAGGACTCTAATCCTTTGTACCAATCAGGAACAGAGGAAGATGCTGGTGTAGGATAAAATTCTTCAAACACTCCTACGGTATCGGTAAAGGTAATGATTGCCATTTAGTAGTCCTTTGTTAGGCATCCACCCTATCAGATTGGCTACCGTTTAATGCAAGTTAGAAGGTAAAGAGTTACTCAGGTGTAGCAGGCTGCTCAAAAGTAGTTCCGTCCCAACCCAAGCCAATGTGTGCTGGGTTTTCATGGGTGTACTCTACGCAGGTAAGGCCAGTGGCCGCTTCTGCTGTCTCTAGTGTTTCTGCAACAATGATATTTACTACTTTGTTGTCAGCGCTCAATGCGGCGTAAGTTGCCATTAGTTTCCTTTCCAAGTACTGCCTATTTGAACTAGGCCATCGTCTAATGTTAGTTCGATTAACTTTTTTCCTGGGTTATCTGATTGTGCTTCTTCAAAAGAATCTGCCAACCATCCATCTACTATGATACCCCCTTCTATTACTGCAAACATCTTAGTAATAGACATACACAACTCCTGGAGAACCTGCCACGCCGCTTGCGCCTTGACCAGCCTGTGGTGATCCAAGGCCTCCTGATCCACCAACACCGTAGTTACCTGAATAGTCAGGAAAGTTTACAGTCGAACCGATGGCTGTGCCATTGCCAACAACGTTTGCAGTTCCAGCGTTACCTGAGCCTAGTCCTGGCATACCAAGAGTGTTAGAACCTGGAGTTCCGCCGTTTCCTCCGTTGTTTACTGTTCCTCCACCAAGTCCTCCGTTACCGCCTCCAGCAGTAATTGGTCCCACAGAACTAGTTCCTCCAGTACCACCTGTATTTCCAGTAGCAACAACGTTAACAGCACCACCAGGAGTTCCTGCGGAGCCACCAGCACCGACTGTTACTGTTTTAGGAGGAAGGGTAACTCCAAAACTAATCCCACCAGTACCTCCACCACCTCCAGCACCACCAAGTGCTGTGCTGTTATTGGTTCCAGTCCCCCCACCTCCACCGCCTCCACCGCCACCGTAGACGACTACAAGTGCTTGTGAGGTTCCTGTGGGGTAGGTAATAGAAGTAGTTGTGTTGGTGTAGGTAGCCTTTAAAGAAAGGTTAAATAAAGATGCGCTAGATGAAGCAGGAAATACTGAAAATCCCATTATGAACTCCTCTTAGTAATAAACATAGACGACTCCCGCAGTACCTGCGTTTCCGCCTCCACCAGGACCTGAAGCAGTTCCATTAGGGAAGTAACCAAGTCCGCCACCGCCACCATTTCCTACCAAGCCATAGTTTCCTGGATAGTCAGGATTTACAGAAATGATGGCTGTACCTACGCTATTAAAGCCGTTTCCTGGAGTTCCTGCTGTTCCCGCAGATCCTCCACCGCCACCAGCGTTAGTGCTAGAAGGTCCTCCACCGTTACCACCGTTACCACCATTTACAAACATATAACCGAACTGTGTGGTTCCACCAACTCCTCCAGCGCCACCGCCACCTGCAGGACCCCCACCGTTGCCAGCAGCACCAGCAGCACCTACTGTTACGGTTGTTGCGGGGAAGGCTAACCCAAAGAATGTCCCGCCAACGCCGCCGCTTGCGCCACCACCACCGTTGTAGTTGTAACCGCCACCACCGCCACCGCCACCACCGCCACCACCGTATGCAGCAACATAAACAAACTTAGTTCCTGCAGGGTAGGTGACACCTGTTGTGGTGTTAGTGTAGGTGGCCTTCAACGATACTGAAGGTAAAGTAGTTCCTCCACCAGTTGCGGGGAATACTGATTGACCCACTAGACGATCTCCACTCCTGATACATGGAAGTTAACTGTGCTAGAAGACGCAGAACCTGTAATAAATTTGACTGGGTTGTTTGCAGGAATTACTTGCTTTAGGTCGAAGAATGCTGAAGAGTTTGCTGCCAATGCTGTGCTTGTTAAGATTGACTGACCGTCAATGTTGAGAGAAAAAGTAGCAGCAGATGAAGCAAGATTTGTTGCTACGATGTTAGTAATAATGGTAGAGGTGCTTGTTGTAGGGACTGAGTAAAGAGCAGGAAGTTTGCCCCATGAACCCTGAGTAACCGCTGTTGTTGCAGAGGTCTGTGTAGAGACTAAGTATGAGAAGAGAGTAGTTGAAGGCACAGCAACTACTTGTGCAAACTTTGTATCGTAGATGGTATCGCCAATAGTTACAGCGATAAAGTCACCGACAACCAAGCCGTGTGCCGAAGAAGAAGTCAAAGTCGCCACGTAGTTCTGAACTACCTTGTTAGAGACGGTATAACCAACAGTCATAGGCTGGTTAAAAGTGGCAATTCCTACAGGAGTTACTGCTGCTGATGCAACAGAGGTTGTTGTAGAAACAAATGTAAATGTAGATGTGGTAGGAATTGAGTGAATGCTGTAAGTACCGTCAAAGGTAGAGTCAACACCCTGGATCGTGACTTGAGTTCCTACCTGCGTAATACCGTGGGCGGCGTTTGTTGTAATGGTAGCGAGATTGGTAGTAATCGCCTTGTTAGAGATGTAAGCCTTGACAGGGGCAGTACCAAAGATAGGAGTTCCTCTGTAAAGTGTTTTTGCTGTAACTGCCATTATTTCGCTCCCATAACGTCGAGGATTGTGATGTCATCGCCCCAACGAACACCTGCTGTGGTGGTCGAATCAGCAACAATAGTCTGGTAGTTTGCGCCAACGGCTACGTTAGTGATAGCGGCTGATGCGGTTCCAACAATAATATCACCCTTGGCGGTGATGTTGGTAGGTCTAACCAAGGAAATATCAGCACCTGCGTAGGTATCCCACGAGGATCCGTTCCATCTTTTAACTGACATGTGTGTATTCTCTCAAACTACTAGTTGTAATTCTTTATTAACCAATTACTACAATGACAACACCAGAACCACCAGCACCACTGCTATAAGCACCGTTGCCGTGTGCCCCTCCACCACTACCTGTGTACGCAGTTCCAGAACCTCCAACAGTTGTGGAACCTCCTTGCTGTGCAGTGCCTCCGATTCCAGAACCTCCAGCACCTCCAGCACCGCTACCCAAGCCTGCTCCACCACCACCGCCCGCATAAGTTACGGACGAACCAGTAATTGAGTTTGCAAGCCCTGCACCTCCTGGGCCAGGAACGCTTGCTCCAGGAGAAGTTCCTACACCACCTGCGCCACCACCACCCGCTCCTGTGTAACCGTTTCCCGATCCGCCATTGTTACCTAGTCCTGTTATTCCAGGGCCACCTGGTTGCCCGTTTGCTGCTGAGGTAGTTCCGCCTCCTCCGCCAGAGCCTCCAACACCGCCTGGCATTACAGCGCCATATACTGTACCTCCACCGCCTCCTGGAGCAAACACTGTAGTTCCAATAGAACTTGTTGTTCCTGGGCTTCCTGCAAATTGAACTGCTCCAGCACCACCAGCACCTACTGTTACAGTTAGTGTTCCCGAAGGAAGGAACTGTGTAGCGTTGTAATACATGCCTCCAGCACCACCGCCACCACAGGGACCCGAAGTAGTGCCACCTCCTCCCCCACTGCCACCGCCACCGACCACTAATACTTCTGCATAACCAGCAGTTCCTACAGTGATTGAACCAGAGCCTTGAAACTTGTAGATAGTCTTACCCGCACGGGTAGATGAGTCGATAGTTGGTGAGCCAGTGGTAGCCGTAACAGTGGCCTTACCAACTCCGCCAAGTGAAATGGGGCTAAATAGTGGCATCGTTATCCTTTACGAATACTTGACTGGACCAGCACCGTATACCGTATAGGTAGGTGAGGAAGAAGTCTTGACAATGGTGAATGAATACGCATCTGAAGCAGAGAGGTTACCTGCTGCTGGAGCAGTTCCGCCTGACCACTTCATCGTTACTGTAGAGGTGCTTCCATCTACCTGTACTGCAGAAATGTAGTAAGCGCTTGTGGCGCCGTTAGTCATCATGAATGAACCTGTCCATGCATCATTGACATTCAAAGAAGATGCAAGGGTGGCAGATGAGTTACCACGGAAATTCAACGTCACGTTTGCCGTGGTTGTTCCTGTAGAGATATAAACGCCCTGAGTCAACAAGTCATAGTTAGTTGTTGCTGTAGGAACTGCAGTTGTTACTGTTGTCAGTTCCTTAGGAGCAACAAGTTCAAGACCAGAGACAGACGTAGTGGCAGACCCTAACGTCAGGGTGGATGAGCCTAGGGTCGTTGTACCGTAAGCGTTAGTGCGTGCCTTTGTCATTTAAGTTCCTTTACTCTGCTGGGGTTACTGCAGGTGATACGAAGTTAGTTCCATCCCAAATGTCGCCTGCTCCTGCGTACTTGCCACGGAAGTTAGCGTTGTAAGAGGTCTGTACCCACTCGCCACCAAAAAGATCTGCACAGAACGCAGCGCCAATCGCTTCTCCGTCTGTACCTTCTGCGTTGCCAATAACTTCGTTATTGACGACGATTACCTGACGGACGATGCCGTCTTCTACTTTAGCAAAATGTGCCATTATTTTTCCTTTTCTCGTTTAACCGATTACGATAATTACTACGCCTGAACCGCCATTACCTCCAGCATGAGTACCATCTCCAGTGCCACCACCACCACCGCCTAAGTTTGTGGTTCCAACAGACCCTCCCGAATAACTTCCACCACCACCGCCACCAGTTCCACCAGTGCCTTGAACAGCGTAGTTTCCAGCAGCGCCACCGCCACCAGCATAAGTTACTGATGCACCTGTAATCGAGTTGGCGAGCCCGTTTCCACCGTTACCTGCGTTTGTTCCTGAGTAGTTTGAACCAGCAGTTCCAGCACCTCCACCGCCACCGCCAACAGATGCAGGAGTTTGCCAGGCCCCAACTCCCCCTGCGTTTCCTAATCCAGAAATTACTGCTGCACCTCCTGGGGCATCTGCGTTACCGCCACCACCGCCACCAGAACCTCCAGCCATTCCTGGACTGTGTCCAGTTGCAGCGTTAAGGCCACCTGCGCCACCACCGCCACCTGGCGAAAACACAGAGGCTCCAATACCGCTAAAACCGCCATTACTTCCAAAAAAGTAACCGCTAACTGCACCGCCACCGCCACCGCCACCGACTGTGACTGTTAGTGCTCCTGAAGGAAGAAATTGAGTAGCGTTGTAGTACATTCCACCGCCACCGCCACCGCCATAGCCAGAACCGCCACCACCGCCACCACCAACTACTAGTACTTCAGCAAAACCAGGAGTAGCAACGGTAATAGAACCGCTACCTGTAAACTTGTAAATTGTCTTACCTGCACGAGTTGCAGAATCAATAGTTGGAGAACCTGTAGTTGCGGAGACAGTCGCCTGTGTTGTTGGGGCGTATGTTGCCTTCCAACTGTTAGACATCTTTGAGATAGCCATAGTTATCCAATCACCACAATAGCAACACCTGATCCACCAGAACCACCAGCAAATTGGATCGTGTTAGTGACCGTGAATCCACCGCCACCGCCACCGCCACCAAGGTTTGTAGCACCAGTTCCACCGTTGCCGTTGTATGCGCCACCAGCACCACTGGAATTACCAGTGCCACCAGTTCCACCATTTCCAGAGTTTCCTCCTGCGCCACCACCACCACCACCAGCATAGGTAACCGAAGTTCCTGTGATGGAGTTTGCAAGACCGTTTCCGCCGTTACCACCAGCACCAGCAGTAGAGTTACCTCCAACAGAACCAGCACCACCGCCTCCAGCAGCCATCAAGTTTGCGATAGCACTTCCACCAGCGTTTCCTTGAGATAAGTAGGAAGCACCGCCTGCGGAGTAATACTGGCCTCCACCTCCTGAACCTCCAGGACGACCAATACTGGCGTAGTTTGGATGTGCTCCTGCTCCTCCACCTAATGCAATGATGTTTCCAATAGCGGAAGGGTCTCCTGAATACGGTACAGGACCAGCGTTTCCTGAAGGTCCTCCTGCTCCCCCAGCACCGATAGTTACTGTTAAAGTACCTGAAGGAAGAAATTGAGTAGCATTGTAGTAATAGCCACCACCGCCACCGCCACCGCCTGCATTTCCAGAACCTGTACTGCCTGCTCCACCGCCACCTCCACCAATGATAAGGATTTCAGCATATCCAGCCTGCCCCACAGTTATGGAACCACTACCGTTAAAGGTGTAGATAGTCTTTCCAGCACGAGTAGACGAGTCAATGGTAGGTGAACCCGTTGTGGCTGTTACTGTCGCTTTGCCAATCTGCTTAGCGCCAGTGAATGCGGAGACTGACACTATGCAATCTCGCTTCCAAATGCAGTGAAGGTAAGAGTGGAGGTCGATGCGTAGACAGTGATCTGATCTGTTGCACCCAAAGAAATTCCAAGAGTCAGAGCGATTGAGTCGTTACCTGAAAGAGGTACGTCGTAAGCGATGTACTGATGGTTAGCAAGTGTTGCACCTGCTGGACGAATTGCAATGCGGTATGTAGCACCAGTAGCAGTTGTGTTTGCTACGGTTAATGTGGAGAGAACAGTCTGAGTTGCTGCTGGTACTGTGTAAAGGTTAGTTGCAGTCGTAGCGGTAAGAGTAGCAGCACCGTTTCCGTAGTTACCTGAAGAACCAGTCTGTGCTAATACCTTGTATGTTGTTGTTGCCATTTATTACGCTCCCATCAAGAAGAAACCAGTAAAGCCTGTAGCAGGTGCTGCGGCCCATGTTGCAGTTGAACCATTACTTGTCAAAAGTGTTCCAGAGGCACCAATGCCAAGACGAGTTACTGTAGAGGAACCTGATCCAACGATCAGATCTCCTGCCGTTGTTACTGTACTCAATGGAACGGTTCCAGATACTGTACTACTTTGGAAACTTTGTACCTGTACAACGTCTCCTGCGACAAGTGCAGTAAGACCTGTAATAGAAGATCCGTTTGAGGCAGTGTAGTCTACGCCTCCACCAATAAGTTTAGCACCGTTGAGAAACACTGCTTCAGTTCCCACGGTGTACGTAGCGGTAACCGAGGTTTCTCCGCCAGAAGCGGTGAACGTGGTGAGGTTCAGAGTAGGAACTGATCCTGAACTGTTATCGATCCACAAATCTCCAGTTACGGGGTATGCAGGAGTAGTGTTTCCTACATAGACACGGCTACCAACAGCACCGTCTGTGACGATGTGTGTGCCAACGGGATTATTCTGGGCCATGTTATGCTATCTGGCTTCCGAACGCATGGAAGGTCAATGCGCTAGTGACGCTGGAGTTGACAGTGATGGTGTCAGAAGCGGCAAGCGTGATACCTAGTGTATAGGTCTGTGTAGTGTAAGGAGGAATCGTCTGCTGATAGACGAGGGCGTTTGATGCCGCAGCAGCCGCTGGAGTACCAGCAGTTGCTTTACGGACATAGACTGTCGCTGTCGCTGCAGATGAGGTGGTGTTAGCAATCGCCACAGTAGAGACCACTGACTGAGTTGCTGATGGGGATGCATAAAGGTCAGCATTGCTGGTGTTTGCAGGTGCTGCCTGCCCCAAAATGAGGTACGAGGTTGCCATGTGACTCCTTAACTAATCTCTGGATAGGTTACCCAAAGTATTGCCTGTTGTACGCTTGAACTACATTCCTGCAAGCATCATGACCTGTGGAAGAGGATCTGTGGCGACAGCCGCCCAAGACACGTTAGTTCCATCAGTGGTGAGATACTTGCCTGAGTTAGAGGTTTGGGTAGGCAAGATTGCGTTGGCCGCACCCGCCTGCGTGGTTGCGCCCGTACCACCGTAAGAGAGACCGATAGCGGTACCATTCCATACGCCTGTCGCAATTGTACCTACTGCGGTAAGTGACGAGGTGACAATTGAGGTGTTGAGAGCGGTTCCTGTCAAAGATGAGGCGGCTGCTGTGACAGTGATCGAGGCTGATCCATCAAATGCTGTTCCGTTGATATTGACTGAGGAAGCCAACTTGGTAGCGGTAGAGGCGTTTCCTGTCAGTGCTCCCACAAATGTTGTGGATGTTACTGAAGAAAGACCCGCAATGGTCGTGGCCGCTGCTCCTAGGGCGATATCTGTGCTACCTACTGTGACCTTAGAGTTAGTAAGGCTAGAGTTGCCAATATTTGACAAGGTATTTGACGAACCAGAGATTGTCTTGTTAGTCAGTGTCTGGGCGGTGCTGATGTCAGCGATATCGCCAGCAGTTGTTCCACCGATTGTCTTGCCCAAGACCTGCGTAGCAGAGAGGACGGTCGTTCCAGCCAACTTGTAAGTCTTGCCAGAGGCAAGGTCAAAGTTTTCAGACGATGTCCACGAGGTGGTTGATGATACCCAGTTGATGGTCTTGTCGGTTGCACCCTTGAGGGTGATACCTCCACCGTTTGCGGTGGTATCTGTTGGGCTGGTGACTGAGCCGAGTTCAATATTCTTGTCAGAGACAGTGACTGTGGTCGAGTTGATCGTCTCAGTGGTTCCGTTGACAGTGAGGTTACCTGTAACTACAAGGGCGCCACCAACGTTGACATCACCTGTTGTGGTTAGGTTAGCAAGTGTTCCTACGCTGGTGAGAGATGATGTTACGACTGAAGAGTTGAGAGTTGTACCTGTCAGAGTTCCTGCAGCAGCCGTGACGGTGATCGCAGCGGAACCATCAAAGTTCACGCCGTTGATCGCACGAGGTGTGGCTAATGTCGTTGCTGTAGATGCATTACCAGTCAATCCACCAACGAAGGTGGTTGATGTGACAGAGGTTAATCCAGCAAGCGTGGTTGCACTAGCACCGAGGCTGATATCGGTTGTACCGACAGTTACCTTGGAGTTATTGAGTGCTGAGTTAGGAATGCTGGTCAGAGCAGCACCAGAACCAGAGAATCCTGTAGCAGAGAGGACACCTGTTGATGGGACGTAGGTCAACTTAGAAGACGATGTCTTGATAACAGCGTTTCCTGTATTGACGCCCGACAAGGTGAGGTAGGTAGCCGACGTGGTTGTGGTATCGTCAGTAATTGCTACCTTAGAAGCATTTGTTGCGTTGGTAGCGTTGGTTGCTGTGTCAGCGTTACCAGCAAGAGCAGCGGTAATGATGTTTGCAGTGAAATTACCTGATGCATCACGAGCAACGATAGCGTTGGCTGTGTTTGCCTGAGTTGCTGTGGTGGCTGAGTTTGCTACCTTGCCAGCAGTTGTAATCTGGTTCAGTTTGCTATCTGTAATAGAGCCAGCAAGCATCGTGTTGGTAACTGTGCCAGTGTCTGTGGTATAGACACCGTTTGTTACAGTAGAGGCGTTTCCAGAAACGTTTCCTGTGAGGTTACCTGAAAATGTAGTTGCTGTTACGGAAGAAAGTCCTGCAAGGCTGGTAGTTGTTCCGCCAAGCGATACGCTAGAAGATCCAATAGTTACTGACGAGTTGGCAAGTTGTGAGTTAGAAACTCCACCAGATTTGATGCTAACCGCACCAGATGATACTGAGAATGAGCCAGAGTCAAATGAGGCAACACCAAGGGTCGATGTTGAAGCCAGAGTCTGTGTGGATGTTGTAACTCCTGTTACACGACCATAAGCGTCTGTGGTAACGGCAACAACACGAGATGGCTGAGCACTTGTAGATGTATCTGTACGAGTGACTGTAGCAAGGTCGATGTTATCTGCGTTGACAACAATGCGGGATGAGTCAGCAGCATTGATGTCAAAGGTCAGACCAGTAAGGGTAAGGCCAGCACCTGCAACGTAAGATGCAGCGCCGTTGAACTGGTTGAATGTTACGCTGTCTGTACCAATCTTGATGGCGCCAGCAGGAGTTGTTGCAGTTCCTGTTCCAGTAATAACCCAAGATGTACCAATGTTGGTAGAGCCAGATAAAACAGATACATAAGCGTTAGGGCGAAGTTCTCCCGCAATGGAGTTGTCTGCGTCTGAGGTACGGGTAAGAACCCATGCTTGGTTACCGTTATGTCCAACTGTAGTTACGACATAGATACCGTTTTGAGATGCAGTTGCTTGGTTCTTAACCAAGATACGCTGCCCAGAAGTTACGGTTACACCATCAACTACAAGAGGAGCGTTTGAACCCGCAGTAAGGGTTGCTCCTACACCAAGGCCCTGAGATTGGTCTGCAGTTCCATTAGCGTAGGTTGGGGTATTCGGAAGGATTGCTGCAGTGGCAAGATTTACTGCTTGCTTAATAGATAGACCTGAAGAAAGAGCATCGACATAAGCCTTATTTGCCGCATCCTTAGAGCCAACTGGGGTTGCAAGGTTGGTGATGCGGTAGTTATTCCAGTCAACGTCTGCTACTGGAGCAGTGAACTGATCTAACGTGTAACCAAGGACCGTTGTCTGGAAATCAGAAATCTTGCTATGGGTAAGCGATGGGATATCTGAGGAGGTGAGAGATAAACGTGCTGATGGTACAGTTCCACTGGAAAGGTTAGAGGCATTCAGAGCAGTAATGCCAGAACCGCTACCAGTAAAGTAACCAGCAGTTGTCGTGATATTTCCTGGAATAGAAATCGTGTTAGGTACGTCTACGGTTGTGCCTGTTGAATTTACAAGGATTGCTCCGTTGCTTCCAACAACCTCAACAGAACCAATTGGCTGTACTGAGTAGTTGACGTTGGTAGGCTTGACGTTGGTAAGAACTCCAGCACCATCGACATACAAGACATCGTTGTAATGCCAAGACGAGGTGTTTACTCCGTGAAGTTGGCCGATGACAACTACTTCACCAGTACCACCAGATAAAATATCTGCAGCAACAACACCTGCACCAGGCATCTTGGCTGGGTCAGAAACCTCGGCTTTAGCGATTGTGGCATAGCCTGTTCCTGAGTCAACACCTGTGAGGTATACAGGTGAGCCCTTAGCAATGGTTGAGCCAGTGTTGTTGATACCGTAAAACGAAAGATTACCAATATTGGTACCAACGAATGTTGTAGCAATAATCTTTCCAGAAGCATCTACGGAAGCAAGAGTTGTTCCTGCGGAGTTCTTCCATTCGGTGAGGTCTGCAGTTTGACCTGAGTGGCCCTTAATTGTTGCAGCAACGGTAGAAGAAGTTGCAGCAGTAATGGAGGCGCTAGAACCTGTAATTCCATTGGCGCTAAGTGCTCCACCAAGAGTTACATCTCCAACGAGGTTAGAAGTTCCATCTACCTTGAAAGCGTTGTTAACTTCAAGTTGGGTCTCATCCCATTGACCGACTTTGTCAGTAATCTGGAATCCTCCAGCAGCAAAGACGATAGCCTTTCCACCAGTTCCTGCGTTAAGGTTAAGGTTTCCGCCTTCAACAATTAAGTAGCCGTCATTGGCACCTTGGAGGTTGTAGTCAGGGTAATCATAACCACTTGATGCAATACCTAAGTCAATATAATGGGTTGTATCTGTACCGTTGTCAGCAGTAATGACCAGGTCAGCAGATGCTTCAGCACCATCACTCTGGTTTTGAAGGCCTACTTGTGTGTATGCATTGACATTGTTGGTAAAGAACGCCATTGGGTCGGTAAGTACAAGGTCAGTTGCAGCACCAAAGTAAGCAGTTCCACCAGCATGGATATTCTTTGCAACGCCAATACCGCCTTCTACAACCAAGGCTCCAGCAGTAACGCTATTAGAGTCTGTAGTTGAAGAGACTACGGTATCTGTATCAAAAGTTTTGTTAGATAGAGTTTGTGTAGCACCATTAAAGGTAACATAATTTCCATCTACGGCTAACTTGCCGTCGTTGGCGACATAAAGGCCACCAGAAGTCTCAAGTTTATTAGCAACGGCGTTAAACGCACGATTGTTTGTAAAGTAAAGGTTAGTAGAGCCCTCAGTCAACGAGTCTGTAGAGGGGACTGAGTCAACCCACGAAGATCCATTGTAAAGACGTATCTTGTGAGAAGTCGTATTGTAATACGTGTCGCCAGCAGAATGGCCCGTAGGATCGCTTGATAAGGACGCTAGTCCTATCGGAACGAGAAACTTACGGGCCATCTACTTTTACTCCTATTTTAGGTTATTATGCCAATTAGGGCAGTAATTTATCCTACAACGACTACTCGGTAGGCGCCTGAAGAAGGTGCTACGCCAAATCCGATTGTTACCTTGTTTACAGTGGTACGGGTAACATCTACGACAACTTCGTCATAGGTTGCTGCATCGTACACAGTAACTTCAACGTCACGAGTATTGAAGTTGTGGGTTACATCGTAGGTAGTTGCAGATCCATCTCCGATAGTTGCTGAGTATTTCTTGGTAAGTGAGTTGTAATCGACTACCTGAATAGCACCAGTGTCACCGTTGAACTCAAGACCAGTTCCATTGTTGATGACAATACCGCTTGATTGAAGTTCCAAACCTGAAGCAGTGTTGACAACAGCCGAGATGGTGTTGCCAGAGATGTCGATTCCGTTACCTGCAGTGTATTCACCAGCAGCAGAGAACTGTGTCCATGTATAGGTTGCTGGTGCAAGAACATCGGAAAGAATCCAGCCTTGTGCGGCGTGAGTTCCTGCCTCTACAAATACGAAGTCACCCTTTGCAGGAGTTCCTTCGTCTGAAGCACGAGTTAAGGTTCCAGGACCAGCAGCCCAAACATAGATGCCGTTTGCGGCAGCACTTGTAGCGTTCTTTACAAGTACTCTGGCTCCATTAGACAATGACGAGAACGATAGAGAGCCATCGATACTGTCTGAACTCTTTACATCTGTTGGGTCAGAAACGTTGCCTGAGGTAGTTGCAGCAGCAACAGAGTTCTTAACATTAAGACCCTGAGCAACACCGTCTACATATGTCTTGGTAGCGATAGTTGAGGTATCAACTGCAAGGTATCCGCTGCCATCTGTTGTAAGGCCAGAACCGTACTGAACAGCGAGGTTATTAGAGCCATCGACGTGGAGTGTTGCATCAAGGTTTAGGTTGAGTGTGGCTGATGTAACCGAGAACTCAGAACCAACACCCTGGATGTACTGACCACTAGAGGTAATGTAATTTTGACCAGTTACAAACCCTTGTGTAGCAATTTCATTTCCAGAAGTTGCAGAGCCGATGTAAGAATTGCCATCAGCATTAAGGACAATATTTCCATTTGTAGAATGAAGATTTATGTCATTTGTAGAGATAAGTTCTAACTCATAGCCAGAAGCCACTGCCATATGACCAGTAGCATTATCTACACTAATGGTATTTAGAGTGCTTCCTGCGCCGCCTGCTGACTGGAAGTAAACATCGCCCTGGAAGGTTTTGTTGGAAAGATTTTCCGTGCCAGTTTCAGTTACGTAACCTGAAAGTGATGGAATGTCTGAGGTCTTTGCATATCCAAGAGTAGACACTGCTGAATCGAGGCCGTCTTGAGTCTGGTATGTAGACGATGCATCAGTCTGAGTAAGGTAAGTATTACCAGCATTTGTCTGTGTGAGATAGGTGCTAGACGCATCGGTCTGAGTGAGGTAAGTGTTTCCAGCGTTTGTTTGTGTAAGGTATGTGCTTGATGCATCAGAGGTTGTGAGATATGAACCAAGATCAATGCTAAGATTTCCCGAAGTTACAGATAGCGGAGAACTTACAGAAGAGATGTAGTTTTCGGCAGAAATATCAGAGAGGGTTGCAATACGGTTGCTTCCATCCATAAGTTGGGTGCCGATATAGGCATAACCACTTGTTGGAAGAAGAACGATATCGTTAGCAGATCCAAGGGTAAGGTCATTGCTGTCAGAACCGATGTAGTTCTTCTTGCCTCCGCCAGAACGGGTAGTTCCGTTTTGACCGAATGAGATGTAGCCTTCGGTTGAATCTTCAACACCCTTAACGTTAATTGTGTTGGAAAGGTTTACATCGCCCATCCAAGCATCATCGTTAAACTTGAGGTTCTCACCAGAACTACCGTTGTGTGTAAGGATGAGGCTGGTAAGGCTTGCATCGTCACCTGTCTGAATGTAGCCAGACAATGATGGGATATCAGAGGTCTTTGCAAAACCATCAGTGACAAGGGTTGACTCAAGGTTTGTGTAATCGACACTAAATACACCAGTGCCAGAGTCATAAGAAAGACCTTGGTTTTCAGAGACGCTTACCGCATTACGAGCACGGGAGTCTGTGTAGTAAAGGTTGGTTGAACCTTCTGAAAGACCGTCTGTGTTTGTGATGGTGACGCCGCTGATGGCGCTTGAAAGGTCAGACTGGCTTACACCGTCTTGTACCCAAGCGGTTCCATTGTCAAAAAATAGAACGTTAAGGGTAGTGTCAAAGTACAGACGACCAGTGTGTCCTGCTGAAGGACGGTCACCTGTTACACCTGAGAGTACATTTCCACCAACAGTTTCCCATGAAGTACCGTTGTAGGTACGAAGTTCATTGGCTGTGGTGTTGTAGTAGGTGTGGCCCTTACCATATGCGGAAGGGTTTGAAGAAAGGTTTTGAATCTTGAAGTTTGTAAGTTCAAGACCTGTTAAGTCAATTGGGGTTAAATACTTACGTGCCACTCGGTTATCTCCTTAAGATAAGTAGGCTTTTCCTGAAAAGGCTGCTGAAAAGGTAGCGATTATGGTGTTCCGAGTGGTATAGGCGATTTCGCCTTCGACGATTGTACCGCCTGAGTCCTGAATTGTGACGTTAGGATAGAAATTAAGATTGTGATGAATAGTCCAGGTGCTTGATGCACTGCCCTGATTGTGAACGTAAGAGACGGCTTGAGAACCGCCTCCGTTTCCTCCAGGAGCGTATCCTGGAATGTAGATGATGTCTTCAACAACATCACCTGGTGCTGGTTGAAAGATCTGGATAACATTTCCAGAGTTTCCCCCAGTTGATTGTCCTGGACGAACGTACTGCGTCATTGGGTTACCTCGGAAGTCACGAAGACCTTTCCTGTTACATAGGTGTGCGTAATGCCATCTCCGTCTGTGAGTTGTACATCGTAGTAACAGATTCCAGGAAGTAATCGAGTTTGATCGGTGGTGAGCGTCAAGCGCAGAGTCCGAAGACCTGCTCCATCGGCATCTCCCAAGTCGGGAAGACTTGTGGAGAAACTTGTGAGTAGAACCATGCTGTCAGGGTTCATACGGATTTCAGCCTTTGCAGTATAGGCGTCTAGTTCAAAGCCAAATTGAATATCGAAGGAGTAGTTGTCTCCAGCATAAACATAGAGGTCTTGGATGATTGCCGTTGTAGGCTTGACTTCCGCACCGTAGGTAGGAATAGGAAGATAGACACGATCAGGCATTGAGATGTCGTCAACTTCTTGAGGCATGTAAATCGGAATATAACGGTTGGTCGTCTTAGAGATGCGACGAAGACTAAACACATCGATCTTGTACAAGCCGATACCCAACTGAGAGCAGAGTTCCTTGTACTGGTTCTTACGGACATCGATCATCTGCATTAACTGACGGTAACGCTCTGATCGAGGGATCATCACGCCATCTGGCGCTGTAATATCAATGTCAAACGATGCATCTGTGGCAAGAGTGTACATCGCCAAGGTCGAAGCATAAACAACGATGGGGTATTCCTCTAGTACAGGCAGATTCTGTATAGAAACATTACGACCATACGCATCTGTGTGGTTGGTCGTGTGTTGAATAAAAGCAGTGCTGACAAACTGCTGAATTTCGGCTGTAGTGAAGTAGCGGAAGTAGTTACCTGCCGCAATAATGATGTCGCCTGCTTGTGGGGTTGTGTCAAGAACGATAAATCCTGTGGCTTCTTCGACTTCTACTGCACTAGAGATGTCAGTGCTATTTTTTGTAACAATAAGGTTCAAGCCATCAAGTGGAGAATAAGGCAAGAGAAAACGGTTTGTGGTTCCATCGGCAACAATTTGATGTACAAACGACTTTCCGATGTCGCCAATCTCAGACCGTAATCGGTCTCCAAGATTTACAATTGTGGCCACGAAACCTCCGAAATAAGTTAACGCAATTATGACGGAATAATTGCTAATAAAAAGGTCCAACCCCCAACTGGGAGGAGGGCGGGAACCAGTTGAGGGTCGGACTACTTGCGACGGCCTAGGTTTAGTTAGGGCGCCAAATATATCCGAGTTGCTCTAGATAACTAGCGAGACCTGATGGGACACGGTACTTAACACCAGCCTTGAAGGTGTAGTGGTTACCCACTCCGTAGGTCATCTCTTCAATATCGGTAACGGTACGGATGATGACTGTGTCATTAGCGGTGGTTACACCGACTTCTTCGATCTCGTCAAGAACTAGAGGGGCATCTGGCTTCTTAGGATCGAAAACGTCCTTTTCCAGACTCTCTGCCTCAATATTTGCAGCGATGGAGATTTCATCCTGTCGCTTGCGAAGTGCTTCCTGGTTCTTCTTTGCTGCTTGTTCCGCTGCACGACCTGTTGCGTCAAGCGGTGATGTTGGTGTGTTTGCCACGGTGTTTATTCTCCTAAGTTAGTTTTTTGTTAGTGATGGCTGTGGCCCCAGGAAGGAGGAGGGGCCACAGACATCGGATAAGCAATTAAGCGGTGTAAACCTTTACAATTGCCTGATCGGTGATGACACCGAGACCCCAGATTGCGTACCATGCAAGAGCGTGCTCACGACCGAAGTCGAGAACGCCACCGTCACGGAGTTCAACTGGAAGAGAGATAGCATGTCCGAAAGCGTTGTCACCAATCATGATTGATTCGTAAACATCAGTTGCGGTTGTGCCTGAAGGAGCAGATGTGCCACCTTCTGGGTTTCCACCCTGACCAGGACCAGTGTTAGCCTTTACAGGAACATCAGTCTGGTAGGAAGGAGCACCGATTGAAGAAGAGTAGTCAACTGATGTACCAGATGCGATCTTCTTAACCTGTGTTGTTTCGATGAAGACGACGTCATAGAGACGGCCGATCTCACCGAGCATGAAGTTACCTGGAGCAGCGTACTTTGTAACTTCAATGAACTCTGGGTTCGAGCGAAGGTCACGAGACTGCTTTGGGTGAACGAACTGGACGTAGGTCTCGCCCAAACGAGGAATGTTCTTACCAGCAAGGGTAAGAGCAGCATCCTTGATTGCACCAGTGGTCAACTTGTGAGCAGCGGTGAGAGAAGCGATTGATGTTGCGGCTGTACCTTCATCATAGTTGGTGAAAGCGCCACCTGAGATGCCTGAACGGTCGTAACCGAAGACAGCAGATGTAGCAGCAGAGAGTGTGTTACGAGCCTGGACGTAGAGGTACTGTGCCATGTGGCGACCAAGAAGACGTGAAGCAGATGCCATAACATCATCGAATGATGCGTTAAGGAGGAGTTCAGAAACTGCTACTGCGTAGCCGTGTTCTGCAACTGTGATTGCAATCTGCTCTGCTGTGAGAGCGTTTGTTGTCATACGGACACCTTCTGTAAGAGGTGTAGCATCGACAGCAAAGTTCTTGTAACGGAGGAAGTTCACACGAAGACCTGGTGC